TATGATGAGCAACAGGAAAAAGCACTGTACCTCATCGTCATATCCAACGGCGTCACCCTTGATAACCAAGGCCTCTACCTCGGCCTGCTCGGTACTGATTACTACAGGGCGGTCGTGTAAACGTGCCCCAACCCGCGTGGTCTTTTTCCGGCCGTAGGCCCCCGGTTTTCCGTGGAGGGCCGGCCGCAGGCCATGCCCGACACAAGTATTGATGTTTATCGGACGCAGAGTCCATAGGACCGTCCCGGAGGGCCGACCGCAGGGAGGAGGTGCCGGAGGACGTCCCTCTAGGGCTGCCAGATCAGGTACAATAAAGAACCCAGCGGCTCCGCGAATTCGGCTCAAAGGCTATAGTATTACCCTTTGAGCACTTCTGTGCCTTTTTGCTAGGGAGAGCATGCAGCTTTGCTGCGCGAACCGGCTGCCCCCGCCTACAATGTCACCGTCGTCACACGGCGTTCCCATTGTTTCCAGTTTGCCGCCTCTACTGAATCGAGGGAGTGTTTGTAGACCTCATCAGGGGTCTTTACGCTTGTGATGATCACATGCTTTGCCAGAAAAGGGACGGGTGACTTGCACTTAACTGCCACGGTTTTTGGCCACTTGTCAATAAGGTCCAGCATCTCGCTGAAGCTGATTTGACCCCTGAACTCGTTCAAGATTACCACCGCTTGACCGGTGTAACCCTGCCACCAATCCTTGTCGTTAAGGTTTTTTACGTAGTGGGTTTCGGGGCTGTAGCCCTCGAACGCTTTATGCGACTTCCCCACACCGCTTGGACCTGTGTACCAGGTGCATGTAGTCATCCACGTCCTGTAGCGCTTGCGCAGCGCGATTTCCTCTGCTTTCTCCAGCGTACGTCCGTACTGATGGTAGAAGCCAGGGTTTTCCATGCAAACGTCATCAGCCGTAATAGATCCATCGGCGATTTTGTCAACGCATTCTTGAATGTCACCACGCATCCCTTGCTTCGGCTTCTCTCCCAAACAAACCAGCTCCCCTTCCTTACTGCAGTAGCGCTCGTTAACTTCGATTTTATCCCACATCGGTTCAATATGTGCGATTTTGTCGCCCCACATTTGGCCAAGGCGCTTCAACCCAAGTTTGCTCACCGATGCCTGCGGCACGCGCAGGTACATGAATCCTTGGTGATGTAGCCGCTTCGTGTCGGGGCATGTCTCCTGACTGTATCCGAGCCACACAACTTTCGTGTGCTTCTCGCGTAGTTTCTCGTAGTCAACCTCCATATCATAGTTCGTGAATGTGAACCACCGGGTCTTGTCCGGCACCTCGTGTCCCTTCCAGAACTTCATCTGATATACCCAACTGTGCCATTTCTTATGTGCGTTCCATACGCGTCACATAATATCTGGGCCTCAAGTACAAAATGCCCCGCCGTAACCCTACCCGCAAGCCTCGTGCCCTCCGCCGTAAGAACATCCGCCGCAAGACCGGCGCGAAGTCCCAAGCCAAGCAGATTGCTGCGCTGTCTTCTCAGCTGTCGAAGCTCAACCGAGTGCAGTATGAGACTGTCCGGACCTACTGGCAGCGAAACTCCTTGCCCGTCGAGACAGTCGCCACGCCCGGCTACCCTTACATGTGTCCCATTCCTCGGATGGCTATGGACCCGGCTGATCAGTATGCTCCCGGCTCGGGCTTGACCAATACATGGACCGACACCCTTGCTGTCGCGTCACAACCATCCTATTCGAAGAAGGTAATGTTCGGCTGTTCTGACAATGCCCTCAAAACGGGCACCCTCTTTCACACAGGCGGCACTCTTAAATACCAGCTTTCCTGTAACGATGACGACATGACTAAGGCTACCATAGCACTTATTTCCCTTAAGTCCGCCGCTGCTGACCAGAAGACGGTAGATAACGGTCTTCGTTTTCGAACAACCCCTCCGTTCGGCCCATCGGCTAACTCTGGTCAGGGCGCACCAGTCAAGGACGGCACCGATTACATCATCCACAACGGCGCCGGTTCATCGGATGCCGGCGTTACGTCCTTTGGCACCGTGATTAATCGCCAATACTGGAACGTCCATTATCAGCGCGAATGCACCTTTGGGCATATCGGTGCAGGCGGTATCGCGAATAATATCAATCCCTCCAACACGAGGCCCGCGAACAATTCTCTGGTCGCTACTGGAACGATCAAGATCCCTGCCTACGGCGAGATCAAATCCTTCGCCACCAACCCCACACCCACACAGGTGGTAGGGCAGAATGCCATGGAGCTTGGTCTTTATGATGAGCAACAGGAAAAAGCACTGTACCTCATCGTCATATCCAACGGCGTCACCCTTGATAACCAAGGCCTCTACCTCGGCCTGCTCGGTACTGATTACTACAGGGCGGTCGTGTAAA